ACACATCGCAGATAAATTTAATAAATTAGCTACGGGTGAAATAAACCGTCTGATTATTAATATGCCACCAAGACATACTAAATCAGAATTTGCATCATACTTGCTACCAGCATGGATGGTGGGCCGTGATCCAAAGCTCAAGATCATACAAGCAACGCACACAGCAGAGCTCGCGATACGTTTCGGTCGTAAAGCAAAGAACCTAATCGATAGAGAAGACTACGCAAAAATTTTTAAAACAACTTTACAAGAAGATTCTAAGGCAGCAGGACGTTGGGAGACATCACAAGGTGGTGAATACTTTGCAGCTGGTGTAGGTGGTGCAATCACTGGACGTGGTGCAGATTTATTAATCATAGATGACCCGCACTCGGAACAAGATGCAATGTCAGGCAAAGCATTAGAGTCAGCATACGAGTGGTATACATCAGGTCCACGACAACGTTTGCAACCTGGCGGTAAGATAGTCTTGGTTATGACTAGATGGTCGACAAAAGATTTAACAGGTATGTTGGTTAAGAACCAAACAGAAGTTAAAGCTGATCAATGGCACGTGGTCGAATTTCCAGCGCTCTTGGACCACGGACCAGTGTGGCCTGAATATTGGAAGCAAGACGAATTAGAAAAAGTAAAAGCAACACTACCTGTTGCTAAATGGAATGCACAGTGGATGCAGCAACCAACTAGTGAGGAAGGTGCCATATTAAAACGTGAATGGTGGATGAAGTATACTCATGAAGAGATACCACAACTACATCACGTAATACAATCTTATGATACAGCTTTTTTGAAAAAAGAAACAGCAGACTACTCAGCCATTACCACATGGGGTATATTTTACCCTAGTGAAGATAGTGGAGCCTGTTTAATATTGTTAGATGCCATAAAAGGCAGATACGAGTTCCCTGAACTACGAAGACTAGCGTTAGAGCAATATAAATACTGGCAGCCAGAATCTGTGATTGTAGAGGCAAAAGCATCAGGTTTACCTCTTACATACGAGCTAAGAAAGATGGATATACCGGTTGTAAACTTTACACCTAGCAAAGGCAACGACAAGCACGCTCGTGTGAATGCTGTTGCACCTTTATTTGAATCTGGTATGATATACGCGCCTGAGCAGAAATTTGCAGAAGAAGTCATTGAAGAATGCGCTGCGTTTCCTTACGGTGATCATGACGACTTGGTTGATAGTACAACCCAAGCGATCATGCGATTCAGACAGGGCGGTCTGATCGGACACCCTGAAGACTACATCGACGACAAGGTCGAAAAAATTAAAAGGAACTATTACTAATGGCAATAAGATTTGGAATGACAATAGCTGAAATGATCGCTCAACTTACGAGAGGATTTAGATCAGTTGCCGGTAGAGATCCTGATGGTTTAGAGAAAATAAAAATTCAACAAGAAGCTGTACAAAGATTTAAAGACATGAACAAGATTGTCGACATGCAAGGTCGAACTCTTGATCCAAGTAAAACTATCATGGGTGGTACACAGGAAGGTGCTGCTCTTAGATCAGGTATTATGAAAGCAACAGGAGTTAAACCTAAAAAAGTTACAACTAAAGGTTTGTCAGATAGAGATTTTAGAAGTGAAAAAACTAGTTTTAGATTAAACATTGCTAAAAATAGTCCAGATTTTAATCAAGATTTAGCTGACAGGATTATTAAAAGAGAAATATACACCGACCTATCTGATTCACAAAGAAAACAATTTTTAGATGATTTAGATTTTGTTTTAAAAAATCCTAGAGATGGCAACGCACAAGGTGGACGTATTGGATACAAAGACGGACCTGACCAACCAGGTAGAAGAAAGTTTATGAAAATTATGGGTGGCCTTGCAGCATTACCTATAATTGGTAAATTTTTTAAAGGAGCAAAAGTTGCAGCACCAGCTGCACAAGCTGTAAAAGAAACTGTTCAACAAGCTCCAAATTATTTTTTTGAATTAGCAGATAAAATTAGAAAGTTTGGTAAAGAATCAAAAGTAGCTCCACAGGAAAGAGTTAGAGAGCTTAATTACAAAGGTAAAGACGGATCTGAGTATACACTCACAGAGGATCTAACAACAGGAGATATGCAGATTACAAAAGATACACCTGGCATGGCGTATAGTGATGAAGTGGGGGGTTATGACGTTATCGAAAATAGAAGTGTTATGGAGTATAAATCTGGTAAAGGTATGGCGGATGAAAGCACTGGAGCAAAAGTAGCAGATGAGTATGATGAATATGAAGTTAGATTTGATCCAGACGGCACAGCAGCTGATGCTGATGATATGAGTGAATCTATACGAAAACAAATTGTAGAAGAAGTAACGAATGAAACACCATCAATTAAAAAAGCAGGCGGCGGTATCGCAACGATGTTAGGAGAGTAATGGCTGGTTTAAAACTTACTCCAATTATTTTAAAACAAGTAAACAAATATCTAACAACTCCTAAAAAAGTTAGAAAGTTTGGTTTTGATCAACCAGAATTTAAAGCTGATGGTGGACGAATACCATTTCAAGATGGAACAGATATAAAAACAATTTTAAAAAACATGGCTCTAGATAGAACATATGTTCCACCAATAAATCTTGCAGCAAGAGGTAGAGGACTACCCCCAGGTTTTAGAAAAGCAAAACAAGAGTTAAGAGAGGAGATACCAGACTTTGATGAGTTGTATAAAAGAAATATTACTTACAGAAAAAAACAAAAAATAAAACAAAAACTAAAAGATGATCCTGAATATAAACAAACAGAAATGGCTAAAAAAGCAGAAAGAAGACGAAGACGAAGAGTAGCCAAAGTTGAAGATAAAGTTTCTTTAACACCAAATGAAAAATTTTTAAATTATCAACAGTCTTTGATAACAAGACAATTAAATGATAAAATAAAACAAAATCCAGATTTAATTTTAAAAAATCCTAAATTAATTGATCAACTTTCAACAACAATATCTCCTGATGGAAATATTATAAAAGTAAAACCTAATTTATCTCAATTAAAGGAAAGAGGTATTTTTGAAATAGAACATCAAAGAGATATTTTTAAAGAAGGTAAAATGAAAGATTTTCCTTACAATAGAAATTTAATTATGGCTCCTCATAACAGAGCGGGTGGTTTTAAACAAGCGGCTGAAAGTTTTATAGAAAAAAATCCAAATAGTCCTAAAATAAAAAATATTTTAGAAAAAGCAGCAGAATTAAAAATAACATTACAACCTGATGTTCCAGAGGGAACTTTTAAAACAAAAGGCATTGGATATAAACAATCACCAAACGCAGTTGAAAAATTTGTAGACGTAGCAAAATCAAAAGTTCCATTAATCGTGGATAAAAATATTGGATTACCTTCATCAAAAAAAGATTTAACAATGGCTAAAAAAGCTTTAGGTATGAAAATATCTGGATCACAGTTAAGCGCTAATCCTTTCTTTAGCCCAGGTGTTTTAAAAGAAGCTTTTAAAAGTATACCCACGCCACTTGGTGCTGTAGGATTAACAGCAGGTTTTGGTGTAGATCCAACGTCCGCGATTGATAGAGCTAGCATTGCAGCAGAAGCAGCTTTTGCACCGGCACTTGTAAAACAATCTGCAAAGATGGGAGCTGCACAAAGATTGTTTAATTTAGGACTACCAGCTAAAACAGCCATGCGAGTAGCAAGAATAGCATCACCACTTGGTATTGCATCATTAGGTGCAGAGGGTTTGTATCAAGCAGGTAAGTTTACTAAAAAAAGAATGGCTGAATTAAAAGCAATGACACCAGAACAAAGAAGAGCCTTAAGAGCTAAACAATCAGCTTTTGCATTTGAAGGTGCAAGAGAGGGTGGTATTATCGGCAAAAAATCAGGACCCCCTCCTGTATCAGGACCAACTCCTCATGGGTTGCCTTATGAAACAAAAGGTGTTAAGAAACAATAGGAGTATTAAATGGCAGAAATAGACAAAGGACTCCCGAACGTTAAAACTAAACTTGATATACCTTCAAAAGAAGAGTTACAAGAAGTTGCAGTTCAGGATGCAGTAGAAGAACAAGAAAATCCAAAAATTGAAGTTACACCAGAAGACGATGGTGGTGTAACACTAGACTTTGAACCAGGATCAATTAATGTACCTGGAACAGAAGCACACTTTGATAATTTAGCAGATTTATTACCGGATGATGTTTTAGAGCCAATCGGTAATGAGATGGTCCAAAACTACATGGACTACAAAGCATCAAGAAAAGATTGGGAAAGATCTTACACAGAAGGGCTTGATTTACTAGGATTTAAATACGAAAACAGAACAGAACCATTTCAAGGAGCATCTGGTGCAACACACCCAGTGTTAGCAGAAGCTGTCACACAGTTTCAAGCACAAGCATACAAAGAATTATTACCAGCAGATGGACCAGTCAGAAC